GTAGTTAATAACATTGGTGGCGAAGTTGATGCAATCAAAGCATATAGAAATGCTTTAACAAACTCATCATATGCAATGCTAGACAGCGGATACAAATATGCTTACGATAAGTATGAAGATGTATACAGGTATGTGCCACTTAACGGTGACATTGCAGGCCTAGCAGTAAGATCAGATGAACTAAGAGATGCATGGTTCTCACCAGCAGGATACAACAGAGGTGGTTTAAAGAATGTAGTTAAACTAGCCTTCAATCCTAAACAAGCTGAAAGAGATTTATTGTATCAATCAGATATTAACCCAGTAGTAACATTCCCAGGACAAGGTACAATCTTGTTTGGTGATAAGACTCTACTAGGTAAGCCATCAGCATTTGATAGATTAAATGTAAGAAGATTGTTCATAGTTTTAGAGAAAGCAATTTCGACAGCAGCTAAATTCACATTGTTTGAATTTAACGATAGCTTCACAAGAAGTCAATTTAAGAACTTGGTTGAGCCATTCTTAAGAGACATTCAAGGAAGAAAAGGTATTACAGACTTTAAAGTTGTATGTGACGACACAAACAACACTGGAGAAGTAATAGATAGAAACGAATTTGTAGGAGACATCTACATTAAACCTTCAAGAAGTATTAACTACATACAGTTAAACTTTGTAGCGGTAAGAAGTGGTGTTGAATTCTCAGAAATTGTTGGTCAATTTTAATAAATAGGAATAGGAGAAAACAATGGCTTTTAACATTAACGAAATAAGGTCCCAGTTATCACTTGGTGGTGCTAGACCTACCCTGTTCCAAGTTAATATCACTAACCCGGCAAACGCAGCAGGCGACCTCAAAGCTCCATTTTTAATTAGAGCTTCTCAGGTCCCAGCTTCAACTTTAGGTTTCATTGAAGTACCATACTTCGGAAGAAAGGTAAAGATTGCTGGTGATAGAACATTCGCTGAGTGGAACGTAACAGTAATAAACGACGAAGACTTCTTAATTAGAAATGCAATGGAAGAGTGGATGAATCAAATCAACTCTCATCTAGGCAACGTAAGAGGCTTTGGATCAGCTGCAGACTTAGCATACAAGCAAACAGCACAGGTCACACAATTTAGTAAGACCGGTGTTCCAATAAGAGAGTATTCTTTTAATGGTATATTCCCAGTTAACATAACTGAGATGGAAGTTGATTGGAATGCTACAGATGTCATTCAAGAATTCCAGGTGACTTTCCAATACGATTGGTGGGAAGTGACTGGTGGTTCTACAGGCAACGCAGGCGGAAATTAAGGATAAAGGCAACTTAACTGTTGCCTTTACTTCTTTTATAGTGTATAGTTCGCTATTCACTATAGATATAGTATGAGGTAAGCATGGCAGAATTATTCGGTTTCGAAATCAAAAGAAAAACCACAGACCAAGATCTGGGTTCTTTCGTCCCTAAACAAGAAGATGACGGTGCAGTCGTAGTCGCCGAAGGTGGCGTCTATGGACAATACGTTGATCTTGAACAATCATCAAAGACAGAAGGCGAGCTCGTCACACGTTACAGGCAAATGTCCATGCAGCCTGAGTGCGAGAATGCTATTGATGATGTAGTAAATGAGGCAATTGTTTACGATCCCGAATCACACACAGTAGAACTAGACTTAGACAAAGTTGATGTTGCAGATAATATTAAGAAAAGAATTCAAGAAGAATTCCATTTAGTTAAAGATTTGCTAGACTTTGAAAGACAAAGTTATGAGACGTTCAGACATTGGTATATCGACGGAAGATTATACTACCATGCCATCATAGACGAAGCAAACGTCAAGGCGGGAATCCAAGAACTCAGATACATTGACCCTAGAAAGATTCGAAAGGTCAGAGCAGTCAAAAAGAAAAGAAAAGGTTCAGGTCCTAATGAAGTGACTCTTACACAAACGAGTCAGGAATATTACCTGTATAATGATAAAGGCTTTAAGTCAGGACCAGGGACGCTCAATCCCGCTCAAGGTACTACACAAGGCATCAAGATCGCTAAGGATAGTATATTACATTGTACGTCTGGTCTAATGAGTGAAGATAATAAAATGGTATTATCTCACTTACATAAAGCAATCAAACCTTTAAATCAATTACGAGTTCTGGAAGATGCAACAGTCATCTATAGAATATCCAGAGCACCAGAGAGAAGAATATTTTATATTGACGTTGGTAATTTACCTAAGGTAAAGGCTGAACAATATCTAAGAGACATGATGGCCAAGCATAAGAACAGACTTGTGTATGATGCTTCAACAGGTGAACTAAGAGACGATAGAAAGTTCATGACAATGTTAGAAGATTATTGGTTACCGAGAAGAGAAGGCGGGAAGGGTACTGAGATTACTACTCTTCCAGCTGGACAGAACTTGGGAGAGATGGACGATGTCCTATACTTCCAGAAGAAGTTATACAGAGCATTGAATGTACCAGTATCAAGATTAGAAGCTGAGTCAGGTTTTGCAATAGGTAGAGCTTCAGAAATATCAAGAGACGAAATTAAGTTTCAAAAGTTTATAGGAAGAATTAGATTAAAGTTTTCTAGAATATTTGAACATGCTTTAGAAAAACAATTAATTCTTAAAGGTGTTATCACTCCTGATGATTGGCCAATGGTTCGTAGAGAGATGAGGTTCGATTATGTAACCGACAGTCACTTCTCAGAACTTAAAGAGCTAGAAATCTTTAGAGAGAAGTTAGGAGCAGTCAATGACGTGGATCCTTACCTTGGTAAATACTTTAGTAGCAAGTGGGTTAAGACTCATGTGCTTAGACAGACAGAAGAAGAGATTGAAGATATGCATGCAGAGATGACGGCTGACGCTGAAGCGGAACAGGAAAATATGGATAATATGCCTGCTCAACAGCCAGAAAATGGCGAAGAAGCGCCAGAACAAGGGAATGGATTCCCAGAAGCACCATCTGCGTGAGTATAATTTATATAAATAATACAGGAGAATATAATGGCAGATAATGGAACAGCAAGAGACATAGTTGATTTGGCAATGGATGATAAACCTAACAAAGCAGGTGAAGTAATGAACGACATTATGCTTGACAAGGTTGTTGATCAAGTACAAGGAATCAAGAATGAAATTTCTAATGAGTTCTTTGGACAAGAAATGCCAGAGCAGGATGCTGACCCAGTTGAAGTTCAACAAGAACTAGAACTGGATCCAGTAGAGATGGAAGCTGATGAAGATGAAGGTGAAGGCGATTCTGCACACGTGCAGAATGAAATAGAAGAACCTGAGGAATCAGAAGAGCAAGAGGAAGAATAATGAAATCACTTAGACAGATAGTCGAGTTAAAGAAAATTGACTTAGTGCCAGATCCAGAAGAACAAGCTGGAACTGTTTCTAATTATGCCAACCCTAAATCACCTGCCGAAAAAAGATTTGTAGACAAACATATGGACAACGTTCAGAAAAATCTACACCCTGCTTTTAAAAATGAAAAAGAACAAGAAGCAGTGTTTAGTGGATCTGTTCCAAAAGATACTACTCATGATGTTGCNGGAGCTGGTCATTACAAACCAGGCGAAGATGCAATCGCATATGAGTCAGCAGAACAAGCAGTTGACTTTGTTAGAGATAATCTAAACGAAGTTAATTTAGAAAAGTTTGATAAGCTACTAGACGAGAGTCCAGAGACTGCAGTCGAGTTTGCATTGAACACAATGGCTGAGTTGGAAGGGGACGAATAGTGGCTGAGGTATTAAAACTAAAAAGTTCACAAGCTGCATTAGTAGCAAACAATACTCACGCAGGCAACATTAGTTTAGCTACTGCAGTTAGAGTATACAACAATCACACCGCCAAGGGTGACGTAACAATACAGACAGCATCCAACAATGCTTCTACAGTAGGTGATGCTGTAGTTAAAGGAATGATTTCTGTAGGTGCTGGTCAATCAGTAATATTAAGAAAAGACCCAACAGACGAAGTCTTTGGATCAGCTGCAACATTATTAGCAGCTGGCGTATCAGTAGAGGGATAACATGAAGCTAATAGCAGAAACTAACTTTGAACATGTATCAGCAATTACTGAAGCAAAAGAAGGCGGCGGTAAGAATCATTTTATTGAAGGCATCTTTATGCAAGGTGGCATCAAGAACAGGAACGGAAGAATGTATCCTGTAGAGACTTTGGACAAAGAAGTTCAAAGATATAACGAACAATTTATTCAACAGAATAGAGCATATGGAGAACTAGGACACCCAGAGGGTCCAACTATTAATTTAGAAAGAGTATCTCATATGATGAAAAGCCTCAAGAAAGAAGGCAACAATTATGTTGGAAAAGCAAAGATCATGGATACTCCATACGGAAAGATTGTAAAATCTTTAATCGACGAAGGCGCTAATTTAGGTGTCTCCTCTCGAGGCATGGGGTCTCTAAGACAGAACAGTGATGGTATTAACGAAGTGCAGGGTGATTTTCAACTTGCTACTGCAGGCGATATTGTAGCTGACCCGTCCGCACCTAACGCATTTGTGAATGGTGTTATGGAGGGTGTAGAGTGGGTTTACGACGCTGCTACTAATTCTTGGCAATCACAGGCTGTGATAGAAGAAATAGTTAAGACGGGAGCTAGATCAGTAAAAGAGTTGAATGAAAATTCAATTAAGTTATTTGAGAAGTTTCTAAGAACCCTGTAAACTTATAATTTATAAATAATATACACAAGTATATAAGACTCAAACTACGAGGAGAAAAAAATGGCTAAAGAACTAGAAAAGTTCACCAACGAGGAAATCGAAGCTGTGGCCGAAGAGCAAGTAGAACTTGACGAGTTTAAGGCCAGCGGTGAGGATTCATCTATAGCTGATCCTGTGGTTAAAGGAAGCAATAAAAGATCGGCAGATAAGACTGCATCTTTCACAGCACCTAACCCAGGCGGTTCAGACGAAAAATCAGGATCTGAGTCCAAAGGTGAAGACCTAATCGGATCTAAAAGTGGTACGAAAGCTCCAGCTCGAAAAGCTGACAAGAGTGCTTCTGCTACTGCTAAAGATGCGCCTAAAGTTGCAACACCTGGACAAGGCGGATCAATGAATAAAGAAGATATCGACGCAATCTTTGGAGATGACCTCTCTGAAGACTTAAGAGAAAAAGCAGAGACAGTTTTTGAAGCTGCTGTTAGCGCTAGAGTATCTGACATCGACGCTACATATTCAGAAGCATTTGACACACAGCTTGCAGAAGCTAAAGAAGCACTTGCAGAAGATATGACATCTAAAGTAGATGAATACATCAACTACTTAAGTGAGCAATGGATGGAAGATAACAAAGTTGCTATCGAATCATCTCTTAAGGTAGAAGTTGCAGAATCATTCATGACAGGCTTACGAGGATTAATGGAAGCACACAATGTTGTAATCCCCGAAGAAGCAGATTCAGACATCTTAACAGACCTTCAAACTCAAATANAAGAACTTNAAGGAAAGTTAGAAGAAGAAACATCTAGCAAGATTTCTATGAGCAACGAATTAATCGACGCTCAGGTAACAAACATTTTCAGTGAGGCCACAGATGGTTTAGCTGGAACACAAATTGAAAAACTCCGTGCTCTATCGGAAGGTTTAGATTATGATAACGTTGAAGATTTTGAGAAGAAGTTAAACACTTTGAAAGAATCATATTTCAACAACAAACAAGCTGTTGCTTCAGCATCTAATGTTGAAGATAGTGACCCATTGATTTAGAGGAAGAAACTTCTCCAATGATGACAGGTCCAATAGCTAATTATGCAGACGCAATTTCGCGAACTGTACGTAAATAATATAGATATTTAAAAGGAGCAATTATGCAATATCAATATGAAGAACTACAGTCAAAATGGCAGCCAATTATTGAGCATGCCGACCTTCCTGACATAGCAGATAGTCACAAGAAATCAGTAACTGCTGTTTGTTTAGAGAATACCGAACGAGCATTAAAAGAAGAGCAAGGCTTTGGACCTGCTTCTTTGCTTGAGGTGGCCCCTACAAACGCAACTGGTGGTGGTATAGATAACTACGACCCCGTACTGATATCTCTAGTGAGAAGAGCTATGCCTAACTTGGTCGCGTATGACTTAGTAGGCGTTCAGCCAATGACTGGACCTACAGGTTTAATATTTGCTATGAGAAGCAGATATACAAACCAATCTGGAACCGAGGCTTTTTATAACGAAGCTGACACTGAACATTCATCAGTGGTTGCTGGTTCTGGAAACAACACATTAGGAAATGCACAAGACGGTACTCAACCATCTGGTAACAGTACATCTTATAACTTTGCAGCTGGTATGGAAACATCTCAGGCTGAAGGTTTAGGATCTGCGTCTAACGTAGCATTTGCTGAAATGGCTTTCTCAATTGAGAAGATCAGTGTTGAAGCAAAATCAAGAGCTCTAAAAGCTGAGTACTCTATGGAATTAGCACAAGACCTTAAAGCAATTCATGGTCTTGACGCTGAGACTGAATTAGCAAACATTCTTTCAACTGAAATCTTAGCAGAGATCAACAGAGAGATTGTCAGAACAGTTAACCTAGTTGCTGTTACTGGTGCTCAACAAAATACATCCGCTGCTGGAACATTCGATTTAGATATCGATTCCAACGGAAGATGGATGGTTGAGAAATTCAAAGGTCTTATGTTCCAAATCGAAAGAGAAGCTAATGAGATCGCAAGAGGAACAAGAAGAGGAAAAGGTAACATCATGTTATGTTCATCCGACGTCGCTTCAGCTCTTCAAATGGCTGGTGTATTAGATTATACTCCTGCTTTAAACTCTAACAATCTACAAGTTGATGATACTGGCTCTACTTTTGCTGGTGTTCTTAACGGAAGAATCAGAGTTTTCATTGACCCTTATTTCGCACCTTCAAGTGGTATCCACTACATGACTGTTGGTTATAAAGGTTCTAGCGCATTTGACGCTGGATTATTCTACTGCCCATACGTACCATTACAAATGGTTAGAGCAGTTGGTGAAGATACGTTCCAACCTAAAATTGGTTTCAAAACTCGTTACGGCGTAGTTGAGAATCCTTTTGCAAGAGGAACTACTGCACTAGCAGCTTCTGGTGCATTGGATGACAATGCTAACAAATACTACAGAAGAGTATTAGTTAAAAACATTATGTAATCTCTGATTACTAGTTTTAAAAGAGCCCCTTGTGGGCTCTTTTTTTTGTCCAAAATATTTCATATAACCGTTGACTTCAAATCAACTATTTGGTATAATAGCTGTATGTTAAGGAGAAATAAAATGACTAAATTTAATAAAGAAGACTTTACTTGGGATGGAATGTATTTAATGTACAGAGGCCGTCACACAAATTCAGAAAACATGGAGGTTGCAAATCCAGACTGTCACCCATCATGGAGGGGTTTACCTCGACCAGCATTTATTGCCAGATTCAAATATGGATATAAGCCATACAAAACTTGGATTAACTTCCTAGTTAAGAAGGGTGTTAATGTTGAAGAGTATCTACAGTTGGCTGAAGACATACATCCAAGAGGTGCAATGGAACATTTTGGTTATACTGGAAAATAATTGTTGACTTTAAATCAACAGTATTGTATAATAGATGTATATTAAGTAATAAAGTAAGGAGAAAAATTATGAAAAAATTTAACATGAAACCATTCCAAATCGGTAATAAAGAAGATCGACAAGCAGTAGCGGAACTAGCTAGTTCTCCTATACAAGACTCCTTTATGTCATTTGAAGAAATCTGTGCAAAACTGAACGGAGCAAATCTAGCTAAGGTGNAACAACATATAGGCAATAAGGAACTAGCACTTCAGCTGATGCAAGCACAAAACAAACTACAGTTGCAAGCCCTACAACAAAAGAATTAATATAAACAACCTGGAGACCCCTATGAAGAACGGATTGAAATTAA